CTTATGGTTGCATGAAACCCTAAATCAATTGGAACAATAGGTAGACATGCTACTGCTATTCCTAAAGAGCTTACTCCATCCCATAATCTTTGAACTATCCCATCAGAATAATATCCTGCAGGGGGTACTCCTGTACCATCTGAATTTAACCATATTACAGTAGTAGTACTAAAAGCATCTCCAGCAGGAATATAAATAGGTGTTGCTCCTGTTAGTCCTATTACACAAGATGTATTAGGTCCTGCATCAAAACCTAAATTTACTAAGTCAAATAAAGGAACAATTGCTGCACTATTTATTGTTTGTATTCCTACTTCAGCACTAAACTGTCCTGAGCCTGTATCTTCTACTGTGAAGTTCCAAGTATCAACATCAAGTGCATCTTGATTAGGAGGCACATAAGAAAATAAAGAACTACCTATATCTGTCATAATGATTACCTGATTCAAAGAAACAGGTACAGCATTTAATAGTAGTTGTCCATCTACAGGAAGAGTGAGCACTTTAATCTGTAAAGCAGGGTCTCCTTCAGGGTCATTGTATGCAGGTGTTGTCCCACTTGTAAACTGTGCTTCAGTATATAGTAGTGAAGTCCTGTTTAATGTCCCTAAAGTAGTGTTTCCTAGTACATCAGGTGGCTGATTTGCAAGTGCTGCAGTTGATATATCTCCTTCACCTGTAACTGCACATTCACCTGTTGCTGGTGAAGTGGAGATAAACTCAGTAGGTGATGCCACATTACTCACAGAATAAGTGAAAGCAAAGTCAATTGCAAGAGGTCCTTGATTAGGTGTTTTATATATAAAACCTTCTGTAGTGTTAGTCATCAGAGAAAACAAAACAATGTTTCCCACTACAAGAGTGATATTATTAAGCACTAAGTACCCTCCTGTATTATCAGGTGGGAGTGACTCTATCCTAATAGCATAGAACTCATTGTCTGCAAGAGTTGGATTTGGTCCTGTAGGAGTATAAGGTATCACACTATCAGTGAACCTATATGGAAGTAGTATTGTATGACCACTCCCATTAGGTCTGTCTATATCTAGACACCCAATATCTATTGGTGGTAATCCTGTATGTTCTGCACTTACTATAGTTCCTGTTGGCATAATTATGAGATAAAAGTTGTTGGTACTCCTACTTTACTTACAGAGTAAGTAAAGGTATCTGTGTCTACTGGGTCAATATCAGGTGATGTATAAGTCAATTTACTTAATGCTATATCAGCAAAAGTAATTACTTGTCCTACTATCACATCAACTCCATTGTATTGTAGCATTCCTAAAGGTGCTCCTACTAATATAGTATCTATTTTAATTGCATAAAAGAGATTATTTGCAGGGTCTGGATTAGGGTCTCCTGCTGCAGGTGGATAACTTGCTACATTTTCAGTAAAATCTGTTACTGTTAAAGGCTCATCTATAGCTCTGTTAGCTACATTAATATCTAAGAATCCTACATCTGTTGGAGGTAAGTCTATATAAACTGCTGAGGTTATTATTCCTGATGCCATATTATCTATAGTTGTTTGAACACCATTAATGTCAATACCTAACTTGTTGATACAACATAGGATGGCTTCAGATTTATATTTGTCTTTTATATAAGCTATTTCATCTACATCAGTAACTTCTCTTAAGTCTGTGAAGTACATAGCTAAGTAGTCCAAAGCAATTAATTGCTTGGTAAGGGTTGCATTGTATTGAGTTTCTCCTGTAATTCCTTCTGTAGCTATATCACAGTACAGTTGAGGCTCTATAAGACAATTAGTGTCTTCATGTATTAATTGAAATGATGCATCATATTGTGGAGAAACCACATATTTTAATACATCTATTTTGTTTCTTGTTACTAAGAGTGCTTTGTATTGGTCTATACTTAAGTCAGTACAGTTAGCACATCCACAATCACAAGGACATAAGACAGTGTAAATATCTTCAATCATAGAGAGTTGAAGAGTTAAGTAATATTTTATATAGATGTTGGATTCATCTCCTCCTGACTTCATGTTTAAATGATAGTCTCCATCTAAGGTAAGAGGTATTACATAGCTAGTGTTAAATACACTAGATTCTAAGATTTCATCTGGTACACAAGCACCTAATTTTGTTAATACATAGGTTGCAGAAGAGGTAAGTACAGTATAGATGTCCTTTTTGTGCTCTAAAGTGTAAGTTAATTCAGCCATTGTTAAGATTTTAAGATGAGTGTAAGGTAAGAAAAAAGAGGCTAAGGCTAATGCCCAAGCCTCTTTTTATTTATTTAATGCTAGAATACTAACTAAACATCACATCTAAGAAGGCTTTAACACCTGCAGAGACACCTCCACTTTCAGCAGCAATAACAGTTCTCTCAAAATGAGAGTCTTGTCTCCAACCTGATACAGAAACTTGGTCATAAGAAGCATGAAATACATCATAGTTCTTAGCAGTATCTGCAAAGTATTGGAATCCTGTTCTTGCTAAACCATCAGCATAGGTTCTGTATGGTCCTGGTTTCCCATTCCATCCACCTGCTTCATACTCAAGTTGTTTAACATCATAACCTGCTCCATCTTCATAAACCATCTCAGTAGTTGTTGCTACTGTGCTGTTTCCTTCAAAGCCCATTTGACCAACAAGAACAATGTCTGTTTGTCTTGGGAAGAAGTAGTTTAAGTTAATATCACAGAATCCTTCAAAAGTTGCAGGGTTCATTGTGAACACTAACTTAGGACAACTTGTGTTACCTGTTGTTCCAACTAAAGAAGTAACTGCTACCTCAGCCATAGCCACATCTGTTGAAGCATACTCTGATGCAGTTGTAGCTGCTGAAGCTACTCCTGTTCCAACTAATCCTCCGTAAACCTCTATTACTGTAGGTGCAGCAACCTGAACAATTGCTCCATAAGTTCCTTCAGCTACAATATCAGCAGCAATTAAAGCTGCATTTTGAGCAGCAGTTTGAGATGCAGGTAATGTTGATACAATAGCAACTGCTCCAATAGTAGTTGTTACAGTACCTCCTGTAGTCTCTGCAGTAGTAACTGTGATTGAACCTTGAGATACAAGAGCACTAGCAGTGATAACTGCATCTGGGTCTTCATTGATTAAAGTCATCAAATCACTTGCAACTTTGAAACAATCTCCATCAGGGCAATCTGTAGCACAATCAACACAATCAGGAGATGTAGTACTGTAATACTTCACAACTTGATTATATCCATTTAATCTGTAAGCCTCTTGGTTTCTGATTTCAAATCTAACACCATACTCAGTGTCACAATTTGCAGTCCAATCAGCTAACTGCACAACCTTATCAACAGGTGCAGTGTACACTTTTTCAGTGTAACTTACTTGATTTTTAATTTGGATGTGTGTACCTGATGACTTGTTAATGTCAGCAGCACCATTTAAGTCCAATACTTTTACAGCTAAGTAAAAGTCTTCTGTTGGCTTAACAGCAGGGTTAATTGCTAAGTTGGTGTCATAACTAAATGCACCAATAGCACCTGTTGCTAAAGCGTCTAGAGTTGAGCCTGTTGCAGCTACTGTAGCTGATGTTGGCACTAATACCTGAAATACATCATTATTTCTACTCATAATTTCTAATTTTTAATTTTTAAATTTAACTTAAGATAATTGGTTTATAGCCAATTTATCCTTTTTTACTGCATAGTCAGGAATCTGTAAGTCCCCTGTAGTTATAGCTACTGCTAAATCTACAATTTCTCTATGAGTGTGTAAGGGTAGGTCACAATCAACATTGACTGATAACACCACTCCTGCTAAAGTTCTATACTGTGCTCCAATATAACTCTCTGAGTTATTCACTGATGCAGGGATTCTAATGTAATTAAGTGTGAACTTATCCACATCAAATTCTCCTTCAGTAAAGACTTTTACACCTTTCTCATAAAATCTAATATTAGCTTCTCTCCAAAGAAAGGAGCTTTTATCAAACAGACTGTTCTGAAAATCATCATCATGTTGTCTAACAAACACATTGTCAGCAGGGAAACTACAATTACCACTCTTCATTATCAAGTCACTACCAATAAAATATTGGTAATCATTAGGTAATGTAAGAGTTGTGGTAGTAGTAGTCTTTTCTAATTCTACTAACTCCTTGTCATCAACAACAATACTTCTAATATCATCAATTACTCTCTGACTAGTTTCAAACCCAAGTTTTGTTGCATACTTAGGTTCAGCAACAATTTTCACAAATACACCAATAGCCTCATTCAGCTTCCAATCAATCTCAGGGATTTTTAAGTTCCTGTATTGTTGAGAGTCAATTTTATTAAGCTTCTGCTTAAAATCATAATGCATCTCTTTTATATTCATTCTAATTGTTGTTTTTAAATAAAGTTTAGTTGTTTAGTTTACCTAAAATACTAACCTTCATTTGTTGATTTTGTGGGTCTTTAAACCACTCAACAGCAGACTCCAAGTCAAATCCAATCTTATCTGATAGATAGAAAACTGATGTACCCTCTTTTGTTAAGATGTTTCTGTAGATAGCTTCAAGGACTGCTGCATGTACATGCAAATCTTTTTTGTCTCTTTTTGCTTCTCTAATGAAATCATCTAACCTATCTGTTATAAGGTCATCTATTTCTCCTACTAGGTAATTTGAACTTCTACCCCTTACAGTTTTATCAGTTAATATCTGTATGATATTAGCTTTTGCTTCTGCACTGAGGTCAAGGGATAATTTAACTGCTTCCTGTTTCTTTAATGCTCTTGTAGCTTTGATGTCCTCTTCTTCAGTTTCATCAAAAATTACATGAGTTGCTTCAGGGTACAATCCATCCTCCCACTCTTTTATACTATTAGCTACATACTTAGATGCTTTCAGCATTTTTACTTTAACAAATTCAAGGGTTATTGTATCATCTAGAATCATAGTAGAGTTTTCCAACTTTACTCTTCCCATCTTTGAGTTCCAAAACTCATGAGGTTCATCTTGATTAAATACACTTGATAAGTTTACGCCTAACTTTTTTCCATACTTTTCTGCTTCTCCTTCAGTTAAGCCAGTTGCATAACCACCACTATTGTGGTCATATAAACATTCTATTGTGTGTGCTTGTGTAAAAGACTCTTGTTCTTTTTTGCCATGCCATTTAGGTATCTCCAATGGTCTAATTTCAACTTTTGCCATGTTGTTTTTACTTTTTAATTAATACTTTTATTTTATACTTTACTTATGTTTATGAACTTACTTGATTTTTAAATCTTCTCTGATATAGAATAAAGGGCTGAACTCAATCAGCCCTCTAAGCTTTCCTTAGATTCTAGTTTCTAGAAAGGATTAATTCCCCACATCTACCAATATCTTCTATGTGCATACCACATTGTTTTTCAACGTGCATTTCATAGTAGTTACCTGAGTGACTCATTAACTTCCCATCATTAGGACCATAAGGGTTACATAAACCAGCAACATACCCAAGTCTATATGATTTATTTTTGTTTACAATTCTACAGTTAGAGCTTTTACCTTCACTTGAGAAGTCTAAGAATGTGATTCTTTGAGACTCTAAAGGATAGCCAGTAACAGGGTCTAATTCAAAATTGATTTCTCTATCATCATAAAGAGGATTGTGAATCAATTCTAACTCAGCACCATTTGCCATTCTGTATTTAGTAAACTGATACCCTGCAGATAATGAATTTTCATTGTAAGCAGATGAACCTTTTTGGATAAACAATTGGTCAACAACTTGGATAAATCCAGTTTTTTGTGCCCAATCTTGGATAGCTCTGTGGAAGTTAATCATTCCATACTCTCCTGAATATCCTTTAATTTTTCTCTGTGCTCCAGGTTTTACTCTAGAATAGAAAATACCCATCAAGTACTCTTCAATCAACCTTGCAGTTAAGTGTGAATATCTTTGAATATGAGAGTCTTCTAATTGCTCTTGTAATCCTGGTCCTGTTCTGATTGGTCTACCATTAGCAGATAATACAGAATCTGTACTTCTTGAGTACCAGAAACCACGTTCTAGTTCTCTGTACCATTGTTACCAGTATTCAACCTCAGCATACTTCACCCATGAATCATGGTAAGTACCCATTGAATCTGGAATTTTTACTGCAAGTACCTCATCTTGAGCATCACCTGTAACTTTGTATTTCTTACGGAATCTTGACATTCTGTTAGAAAGAGTGATAGGCAAGCTGTATTGAGTAGAACCTGATTGAGTCTCAGCTTCTGCATACTGTGCATATAATTTACCCCATTGAGTTCCTGCTTTAAAATAAACTGCAGGTACAAATGCCTGAGGATTATCTGACATAAGTCTCATTGTGTAGATGAAACCTTTTCCATGAGGAACTCTTTCCTCTTGAACTCTACATTGGTACTTTTTGTTTGTACTTCCTGGAGTAATGATGTCTCCTGGCTCATACCAGTTTTCATCTAACTTCAATTTGAAAGTACCTTTGTACTTACCTTTTTGTGTTACAGAGCTTTGTACATCCTCTAAAACCACAAGTGGTCTAGTGTTTCCTGCTCTCATGTCCCATTCCCATACTGAAGAATTGGTATTCTCTTGTCTGCCTTCTTTGAGAGCCATTGCTGTCAAAGGGTTATCTGAATACCTTTCAGCAGTAAATAACTGCCCAATCTTGGATTCAAACTTGTCTGGCTTTGCAATTAATGCTTTCCCCAAGTGATTGAGTTCAGTCATGTTTGCATGCCAAGGCATCTGCTTGGTAATTAATTTACTACCTACTACTCCTTTAGCCATAATTATTGTTTTTATTTTAATTTAACTTTCTAAAAATCTATGTCTGATAGACTTCTTTTCTTATTTGTTCTTCCAGAGCCTTTAAGGTTTGCACCTTTCTTTTGTCTCTGAATGTCAGTCTTTAGTTTCTTTGTAACTTTTGTGTTAGCATCTGCTATTAAACTGCTTACATCAAAATCATTTTGTAACAGTTGTGCTAAAACTAACATCTTCTCAGGTGTTTTTAAAGCAGTTTGCAACTTACTTTGCATCCCTGTTATGTACCTATTCTTACCAACTTTTACAGTGTTCTTTGTAATGAATGGTAATAAGGTTTTCTTTCTTTGAGCAGTAAATTTGTAATCATCTACTTGGTCAGTAGCATCTAAAGTCTCCCTTACATTGTCAGTAAAAGCTTTTCTACTATCATCATTTGCTTTAGCTTGTGCTTTAGCATTCTCTTGGATTGACACTTTAGAAGCTTTCTCTTGCTCCTTCATCTTACCATCAAATCTCTCTGCATACTTCTCCAGCTTTCCACTGTCTTTCAACCATTGAATCTTATCATCAATGTCTTCAGCATCATCACCATCAACAGCAGAATAATAATGTCTAGCCAACTTCTCTTGGTAAACTTCATCATCCAAATCTCCTTGAGGAACACTTGTGCTTTGACCATAGGTTTTAAAGAACTCTGATGTTGCTCCTCCCTCTTTTTTAAACTTTAAGAAGGCTGCTCCATCTTCATCAAGTTCTCCCATAAAGCTTTCTATTGCTTCATCTACTCTTGATTCAATTTCACTATCCTGTAATTCAATGAACTTATCTTCTGTAATCTCTTCATCTTCAGGAATTTCAACATTCTGAAATATTCCATTCTCCTTCATTTTAAAGGACAAAGACTTGTAATAGTCTTCTTCTTCTTCTGTTTCTGTAGAAGCCTTCTCAATAACTTCTCCCTTGTCATCTTTCTCAATGTCAAAGAAGCTACTATCTTCTTTCTCTTCTACTTCTTCTTTCTCTGCAATTTCCTCTTCTTTCTTAACTTCTGCTATGACTTCTGCTGCCTCATCTATCTTGACTTCTGCAGTTCCTTCAACTCCAAAGAAGTCTGATGAACCATCATCCCACTCAAAGTTCTCTAGTGCTTGTGTAGTGTCTACTACTTTTTCTTCTTCTTTTCCTGTTGCTGTTGCTGTTACCTTTTCTGGCATAATTATGTAAATTTAAGATTAATTATTTAATATTTTTAAGTTTTAAACTTAACTTTTTAAGATTGAGCCTAATAGCTAAATTTAACTTTTAGGTTTATTCCCACCCTTATTTATCTTCTTTTCTTCTAGTTTATTCTTCTCTTTATCTTGTTTCTTCTGGTGTTCAAACTTCTTTTCATCTAGGTCTTGCTTTCTCATTTTAAGGTCTGCATCAACTCCATCTCTAAAAATCTCTTGAACATCAGGTACTCCATCATTGTCCATGTCTTTGTCTTCATTGAATCCCATAGATAACATAGCTTGTTTCTGTAAATCAATTGCACCTTTAGCTGCTATTTGTTCTAAAGCATCTTTTTGGTCAATCTCTTTCTCTTCTCTTAACCATTGTCTAGCTTTCTCTTCATTCTCTCCTTGAGCTTGGATTGCTTGCATTTGATTCTCTTGAGTTTCTTTTCTCATCTTATCTTCTCCTGTAGCAAGTAACTCTTCAGCTTCTTGAATACCTTCACTCCTAACAACTTTAATAACATCAGACATTTTAATAGCTTGATTTTGTTGTGCAGCATGTGCTAGCTGTTTAACTAATTCTACAGCTTCATGTGCTTTAGATGAGTTAGTTACATAGATACCTAAAGTAGAGTTGTCTAATAAACCTACATCTACCTTTAATAGTTGAGTTGACAAATCATCTAATGTATAGGACAATGTCTGTCCATTATAGTCAGGGTCAGAATAAGTTATTTTACATTGCTCTATGAGTGCTTGTAACACATTTCTCTTTACATGATTATGTAGGTCAAAATAAGGTTCAAGGATAGTAGAGGTAGCTTGCATATTTTGTTGAGTATTAGAGACTGCTGCTCTTTGCTCTATCTGTCCTAATACAGCATCTCCTAATCCAACTGAATCTCCACACTGCTTGTCAATATACTCAGCTAACTCAATGTACTTTTGAATATCACTCATAAGAGACATATTAATCTCCTTAGCCATATTGGTTACATCAAGTCCTTTGTTTCCTTCTTCAGAAGGGTCAACCCATCCTATCTTAAGTGCCTCAGCATAGTACAACCATTTCTCAATATCAATCCCTGAAGATTTAGGAATAGCATTGATGTTCATCAACATTATTTTCCCTTTGTCTGAAGCCATAAGTAGCTCTACTCTATACATAATAATGTTATAGTAGTACTGCCATACTTTCATTCTATCCATTATAGAAGTAGTCTCAGAGTTTAAGTTGTCATAAGCTGCTCCATAATAAGGTAGTTTACATTCAAATAAATTGTCTAAGTCTTTGTGTTGCCCTTGTACAGGTCTCATCTTAAAGTACTGGTCTCCTTGTAGAATATAAGTTTCATAGGTTTCAGGAATCCACTCCCAATCAACACTTATATCTCCTAAGTCTTTTTGTAGTTTGTAGTTTTCTGACACAGTAGTCATTTGCTCTTCTCCTGACTCTAAGTCTATATAGGTTAAGAATCCCATTCTTCTTAAGTCTTTCCAGGTACAGTGATAGACAGAGATTGTATTATCAGACTTTCCTTCAGTCTCATTAAAATCCCAATCTTGTTCATATATCTGAGAACCTTTATACCCTTCATTATATGTTTGGTCTATCTGTGCGTTACTCATCTCATCTCCTAATAAGGTTATTACCTGATGAGGTGACATTCTATATTCAGCTACTGCCCATTCTCCATCTTCAATAAAGTCATTGTCAGGAGACTTATCATAATCAAACCTAATAGGGTTGGTAACTAGTAGTGCAGGCTTACTTCTAACTTGCCCTACCCAATATACTTCTTCTCCTGCTAGAGATGCATGCTTCCAACCTTTATCAAACTTTCTCTTTACATCTTGGTTTTGCACAGTCATCTGTAGTAGTTGATGGGACAGTGCTTCAGCAGGGTCTTGATGCTTTCTAGACATATACTTCTCCACTTCAGGAGGAGTCATAGCCTGTAGTTCTTGAGCCATTTGCTCTTGTATCTTAGCAGCTTCATCCTCAGTAAGTTCCCTACCTTTCATTTCTGCTTGATACTTTTGTTCTAACTGTGCTTGTATAGGTTGCATAATTTGAGAGACAGTGTACTCTTTAATCATACCAAACTTAGCAGTTTCTTTCCTTGTAGTAGCCTCCTCATTGAGTGCCAAAGTCTTGAATGAGAAAGGTCTCTTCATCTCCATACCTAGGACAGCTTTTATCCTTGGAGATGTAATATCTTTATTTGTAAAGTGTGCTGGCAACTCTCCAGCTTCAGCCCCAAAGGGCTTACATACATATTCAAAATCCTTAATATCAATTATATTGTTGAATAAGTCATAATTTACTTTTTTCATTTTATACTCTGAGACATTCCCATTATAAGTGTTATTAGTAAAAGCCATACCTTTTAAGTTGTTGGCTCTCTCTTTATACCACTGCTTTTTGTTGGCATTTTTCTTGGCTGAGGTCAACCTCACTTCTCTAGTTTCTACCATTTTTTAATTTTTAGTTTCTTTTATATAAATCTAAAGCTAATAAATCCTTTACATTTCTATTGGATTCATGTGCTTCACCATGTACTTTGTCTAATTCATCTTCTTCTACTTGGAACATTACTTGCATAAGTGACATTACCCTGTCAAAGTTACCCTTTTTATTATAAAGAATCAACTCCTCTAATAGACCTATATCATAAATAAAGTCCATGTTGGTAAGCACATCACCATTTTCATCAAAGTCTCTCTCTTCTAAGAGCCACTGTTTGATATACTTAGCACCTGCATCTTTTAGTTATTCATTCATGTGGCAACCATAGATTCTAGCTACTCTTGAATTTTTAATGTTCTTGCTTATTACACCATCAGGTTGGGCTGCTAGTAAGTGTAGTTTCTTTCTTCTCTCAAAGTACTTCTTTACATCTGGTACTTCATTCTCATACATAATCTCTGCATTGTAAAGCTCTGCCAATAGCTCTGCTACTCTGTTACATGATTCTGAAGTCTGTGGTCTACCTACGTAGTTAGCCACAATGATATTCTTTGAAAAGTTATTTCTCTGTACTGTCTTATAAACATAGATGGCTGCCAAGGAAACTCCTGTAGTCTGGTCTTGTCTATAAGGGTCATACCCTATTTTATATAGTCCCTTAGGGGGGTTTGAGGGGAACTCAAAGATAAGAGGACAACCTGTAAGGTCAGCTTGTTTTACCTTATAGTTTATAATTGGATTAAGCTTGTTTACTAGGTCAGGCTCTGCTATTACCTTACCTCCCACTCTGCTTAAGTTCACAGGTGTGCCCTTAACTAGCATGAGTTTTTCTCTCACTACTTTATTAAGTTGTGCCCTTAATTCTATTACTGGAAAGTCATTGGTTGATACTGTTAGGAAAGCCTCAGATGGCTGTAGTGCAAACTCTTGGATATGTTGCTGATATGCTGTTGAGTTGCTACTGTTTTCAAGAATACTTTTTCTCCTTGCTGTCTCAAATTCTAATGCTGCAGGTATGTCAGAGTTTCCATGTAAGTCATAGAAACCTTCTAGGTTCTTAGTTACAGGGTGGAAGAATCCACACATTGTCTCTTCAGCATTGTCATCCCAAGTATTAACAAAGGGTTGAATGCCAAAGGCTACTGGATTATAGAACATATCAGCAAAATCTGCTGTACCTGATTCCATATCTCCACCTGTTCCAAAAATCACTATCTGACCTGTGATGTAAACACCTGCAGTAAGTGCAGGTTTGATTGCAGCAAAAGATGCTTTTAGATTAGGGAATGCACCTGCTTCTTCTAGTAGGACAAGGACTCCATCCTTACCCCTTGCAGCATCTGCATTATCCTTAAAGGTTAGGGCAAACACTTCAGATTGATAACCTGATTCAATGTCTACCCCATTGATTTTCTTCTTGAAAGAAGCTTTCTTGTGGTCTTGCTTATCCACATAATCTCTTGATTTCCTCCAACCTGTGAACTCATTCAAGAAATTCAAATAATCTGATGTCATACCCATAGTTCCCTTAGGATATAAAAATTTCTTCTCAGAAGCTCCAATGATTATCTGTGCTTTCCTTTCAGTATTATAATAGTTAGCAGAAATTGCTCCATTCTTATAACTATAACCTTTCCTCCTACTTTTTCCCACTATCATGTGGAAACCACCCATTAGGAAATCAGGGTGTGGTTTTACTCCTAGCTTTAGTTCCTCCAATTTCTCTGGAGTGATACCATTTCTTGCTATTTCTAATGACCAGAAATAATCATAATCTCCATCCCAAAAGTCAGGAAAGGTCTCTGACTTCTTTGATGCTTTACTTCCTTCTACTTTCTTTACTACTTGTATTCTACAGAAATTCAGGTACATATAATGGTGTCCTGTTATTGCATGTCCCCCTACTTCATATCCATTTTTACATCTCTGTAACTGTGTCTCCCAATAGTCCATCCAACCTGGAGTTCCCCAATAATCAGAACAGAAATAGCCATACTTTTGAAACCTTAAAGCTTCTTGTCTAAAGACATTGGAGTTAACCCA